TTGATAAAATTGGCGCAGCTCAATATGTCATGTGGCACCCTGTTAAATGTGAAGACAAAACAGCATATTATTTGTTCCCAAATGGCGCAGAGTTAAAAACAAGCGCAACACCTGAGAGACTGGTGGCCGTTGCGGAAAGCCCAGAAGAAGCCTGGTCAAGAATTATGACCGACAAGCCGCTTCTCGAAAAATACGGAATACCGACATGAACCCCGTTGATGCAAGCACAAAATGGCTGGCGGAGTTAAAACTTGCCAAGCGCGAAGATGAAAAGTTTATTGAGCGTGGCGACAGGATAATACGGCGTTATCGTGACGACCGCAAAAACTTCACGACTTATGGTAAGAGGTTTAATATACTCTGGTCAAACGTTGAGACCCTGAAACCCGCCCTATACGGGAAAACCCCTAGAGCCGAAGTATCGAGACGCTGGAAGGATTCTGACCCGGTTGGACGCACTGCTTCGGTGATTATAGAACGCTGTTTACAGTACGAAATTGACAAGGGCGACTTTGACGCTGCGATGAAGCTGGCGATAAGTGACAGACTGCTTCCGGGACGCGGTACGGTGTGGGTGCGGTTCGAGGAAAAAGAACTAGCCCAACCTGTTGACGCTTTGCCTGGTGAAGAAGGCGGCGAGGCGCAAGTTATGCCCAACGCGCCCTACAAATACGAATGTACCCCGGTAGATTATGTTTTCTGGAAAGATGTTAGATATTCACCCGCAAGATGTTGGGATGAGGTGACATGGATCGCCCGTCGGGTGTACATGAGCCAAGATGACGGGATTAAGCGATTTGGCGAGGATTTTAAGCAAGTTCCATTAACTCACGAGCCTGTTGGCCTTGACGAGATGGAAAAGATGGGTGTTGAAGGCCTGGACGACATGAAAAAAGCCGTCGTTTGGGAAATATGGAGCAAGACGACAAAGCAGGTTTTCTGGGTGTCTGAGGGATACTCTAAGACGCTGGACATTAAAGACGACCCACTAGGGCTAGATAATTTCTGGCCATGCCCCAAACCTTTGTTTGCTACCCAAACCACTGAAACCCTAGTACCCATACCCGATTACAGCCTTTATCAAGACCAAGCCGAAGAGATTGACATGCTAACCAACCGGATAGCAATGTTAGTCGAAGCGGTTAAGGTCGTGGGTGTCTATGACGCAAGCCAGCAGGGTGTACAAAGGATGTTAAGCGAGGGTGTGAATAACCAGTTGATACCTGTGGATACTTGGGCAGCTTTTGCGGAAAAAGGCGGTCTAAAAGGTGTTGTTGACTTCATGCCGCTGGATTCTGTACTCCAGGCTTTGAGAGAATGCTACGCAGCCAGAGAGCAAGCGAAGCAGGTAGTGTATGAGATTACCGGAATATCTGACATTATTCGCGGTTCAACGATAGCTTCGGAAACCGCAGCAGCGCAACAGATAAAAAGCCAATACGCTTCATTGAGAATAAAACCAAGACAAACAGAAGTGGCTCAGTTTGCTTCGGAAGTGCTGAGAATAAAAGCCCAGATAATGTGCGATTTTTACGCGCCCCAGACCCTTGTCGAGATGTCTGGAATCATGGGGACAATGGATGCTCAATATGCTGAGCAGGCCATTATGCTGCTCAAGTCTGAGCCAGCTAGAGGTTTCAGGATTGAGGTTGCCTCTGATTCACTGGTAGAAATGGACGAAGCCACCGAAAAACAAAGCCGGATTGAGTTTCTAGGCGCGGTCGGTCAGTTCATGGACAGAGCATTACCCGTAACCCAACAAGTGCCAGAACTCGCTCCTTTGATGGGTGAAATGCTGATGTTTGGTGTTCGCGCATTCAAGGGCGGCAGAATGATGGAATCTGCTTTTGATGAGGCGATGGCTAAACTGAACGCACCAAAACCGCCTGAACAACCGCAGCCTGACCCGGAACAGATGAAAGCCGAGGCCATGATGCAGGTTGAGCAAGGCAAGATGCAGCTAGAACAGGCAAAAATACAAACTCAGGGGCAGATTGAGCAGTTTAAGGCTCAGCAAGCTAAAGAATTAGAGCAGATGCGGCAAGAATACGAATCGGCCAGAGAACAAGTCAGACAAGAAGCTGAAACGCAACGCTTGCAAATGAAAGCCCAGATTGAGGCAGAAACCAAACTGCAAATAGCCGAAATGCAGCGCAGTCTTTCTGAAAAGCAAGCCGTATCAGTCGAAATTGCTGGTGAGGAAAAACTAAGTGAAGTAGGTGAGCAAGTAAAACAAATGGCTGACATACAACAAAGTGCAGTATTGCAAGCCGTCGAAATGCTTGCCGAAGCCGTTGGCAAAATGAACAAACCGAGACGCAAATTGCTGCAACGCGGCGAAGATGGTAGGGCAATTGGCGTGATTGAAATTGATGAAGATTAAAAGTATTTGAAAGGGGTATAAATGGCAACCTGGAATAAATTTCACGCCTGGTCTAAAAACATGGTGACAGTGGCTAACCTTGACACTGACCAGTTCACTATTGCTTTGACAAACACCGCGCCCGTAGCGGCAAACAGCGTATTGGCTGATATAACGGAAATCAGCTACACGAACCTAACCAGCCGAAACATCACTACGACAAGCTCTTCGCAAACTGGAGGCGTTTATACGCTTGTGTTTCAAGACTTGACTCTGACCGCTTCAGGCTCTGTACCTTCGTTTCGTTATGTTGTCATTTATGACAACACGCCTACTTCACCGCTCGACCCAGTGGTTTCATGGTTTGATTATGGTTCAAGCATAACCATGGCGAACGGTGAAACGTTTACTGTTGACTTTACTGGCGCTGCAATTACTTTATCGTAGGTGTTATATGCAAATTATTTCATACCCCGGGCGGTTTGTTTACATCGCAGTAACAGGCGATTGGCGTCTGGATGTTTCAAATGGGCAATTCATAATCCTACCCCAAGTTGGCAATAGTTTGGAATATTCAAGCGGTCGAAATCTTGATAACCTTGCGGCATTGATCATTGAAGCAAAAGCCCACGCGCTTACTCAAGGTATTATCTGGGAAGGTGAATAATGGCGGCGCTAACCGACCTTTCCGACCTCATCAACCGAGGCACAGGCGGAAACAACGGAACACCTGAAACGCCCTTTTATTTTAAGGCACCGCGCATTGCAGGCGCAGCCGCCACCGCGCCAATCGCGGGTCGCATGGCTTCGCTCTGGCGCTACGATGGGATGCCCGGTGGTGGCGCAATTCCGACGACTGGCGCGATTCCTACGCGCACAACGCAGGGCGCATTGCCCTATACTGCGGCAGGCGGCGGGCGTGAGAAATTTGCGCTCACGGTTGGTCTCACGTCAAGCGTTGCTGGCGTCTTCACTTTGTATGATCGCCTTTTTCATATCGGCGGCCTGAGCGGCACGGTTACGACCGCGCAGACTGTTCAGGGATCAACACCTACTCCAGCGCTCACGCGCAATACGGGCGGGGTGGGAAATGTGGTTTTTGTTGAAATCTATACCCTGATTGGAAATACAGCGCAGACTATCACAATGAACTACACCAATCAGGCAGGCACCACGGGCCGCATTAGTACGGCGGTTGCGATTGGTGGCAGCAATAACCGCGAAGCTACGCGCGTGATCATGTTGCCGTTGCAGGCCGATGACACGGGCGTTCGAGCGGTGCAAAGCATTACGCTTTCGGGTAGCACCGGCACGGCTGGCGAGTTCGGCGTTGTCATTGCGCGCCCATTTCCGATTCTTCCGGTTGCAACGGCTGGTTTGGCGGTGATTCGCGATTGGACAACGGGCCTTCCGATGCCGCCTGATGTCAATAATATGTGCCTGTCTTTGCTCTTTTTCCCAGCATCCGCTGCCGCGCCCGATATCTACGGCGGTTTCAGCTTTATCGAGAAATAGCCATGGCACTCGCTGATCTGGCTGCTTACAAGGAAATGCTAGACCGCAATCGCGGCGCGGATTTCATGGCGAATTCAGGCGGGCGCACGGCGAGAATGGTGGCCGCGTGGCCCTTTTTTGTGCCTACGCCCGCGACGCCAACTACAAGCGTTGCGCTTGACCGAACTAGCGATCTCGCCATACGCAATATTCCGAACACTGGCACGGGGCGCCCGACCATCCTCGGCGCCAATATTGCGGCGGGTGGTCAGGCTGGCAGTACTGGCGCAGGCATCGCGGCAATTGTGGTGGACCTGCTGAACATCAGCGGCGGCCTGACAATGAACTCCGCTGTGGAACAGACGACCAATCTGCCGACCGCTGCCCTGACCCGCTACACAAGCGGCGAGGGCGTGATGGCAGCGCTCATTTTGCATCAGCAGATCGGCAGCGCGGCGACCAGCTTCACGGTGCGCTATACCAACCAAGCTGGCACGGGCAACCGCATAGCGCCTTCTCAGCAAATTGGCGGCACCGGCTGGCGTGAAAATGCTTCGCTGCTCCCGATATCGTTTGAAGGCGCGGATACGGGCGTTCGATCAGTGGAAGGTGTCACAATCGCTGCAGCTTCTGGCAACACGCAATTGTTCGGCGTGTGCCTATTCAAGCCGCTGGCGATGTTCGCGGTGAATGATGTGATGGGCGTCAACAAATTTGACGCGATCTCGACGGGGAATTTCCTGGGCGCGTTGAATGAATATCACCCAGACGCTTGCCTTTCAATTATTTATACGTCTATCGCGGCGACAATGCCTATTTCGGGATCAATTTTTGTAGGCGAGACCTAAGCTATGCGGTCGCGTCGGTTATTTGACGGAGCGCAGATTGAGCTAGGCATTCTGCCGATTGTTGAAGCAACGGGCGGGGCTTTTACGCTTTCTGCGGATGGTGGGACGTACAGTTACAGCGGGAACAACGCCAATCTTATTTATACCCCGGCAGGTGCATTTACATTAAGTGCCGACGGTGGCACATACAGCTATTCTGGCAACAATGCGGATTTACGTTTTAACCGCGTTTTACTCGCTGACGGTGGAATTTATAACTACAGTGGCAACAATGCCAATTTAATTTACACGCCAACCGGGTCTTATACTTTGACGGCTGACGGTGGGGTGTATTCCTACTCAGGCAATAATGCGAACCTGCTTTATAACCGACTGCTTACTGCTGATGGCGGCACATACAGTTACAGCGGCAATAACGCTAATTTAACCTATGTTCCCTTCTCCGGCGCTTACACAATCATTGCCGAAGGCGGCGTATATACTTACAGCGGCAACAACGCTACCTTAACCTATACTGGGGCACAGCCTGAAATAGTAGGCGGCCATTATTACGAGTTTTGGCGTAAAAAATGGGCAAAACAGTGGGAAACCAAAACCCCGGACATTGAAGAAGTCATAGAGTTCATTGAAGAAGAACCAGAGCAAGCTATAGAAGTGGCGGCAACAGTTTCGCCAAAATATGCCTCAATTCAGCCAGAAACGCTCAAAATCAATGAAAAATTAGCAGAAAACATTGCAAAACAAATAATTGTTGCAATAAAAATACAACAGATTAGAATCGCGCAAGAGGAAGAAGATATAGAAACCCTATTATTGATAGCCTAAGACTATGCCCAGACAAAGATACATACAGCACAACGGCGAACTGATACCCGCCGAAGAGTTCTATTCCAGAGAATATTCCGCGCCGATGATAATGCCGGACATTCAGCCTTACCAAAGTCAGGCAACTGGCGAAATGATTACCAGCCGAAGCCAGCACCGTGAACATCTAAAACGTCACGGATTAATCGAAATCGGAAACGAAATCGACCACCACATGAAAAAACAGCAACGGCCAGACGACCGGGAAGCCCGGCGTAGGACTATTGCCGAAGTATTGAATTCAAAAGGTTATTAAAAGGAAACCACTATGCCATCCATAGCCGAAGCCCTAGAAAGCGCACTCGAACAACACGAAACGACAGAGGCCGAAGCCGCGCCAGAAGTTGCCCCCGAAGTAACCACAGAAGTAACTAAAGAACCGAGAGCCAGGTCAGAGGATGGTAAGTTTGCCAAGAAAGAACCAGAAGCCACACAAGAAGTTGCCCCAGAACCCGCCCCGCGCAAAGCCCCGTCAAGTTGGAAACCCGCAGCACAAGAAGCTTTCCTAAAGGCTGACCGTGGGGAACCTTTGACGACTGAGGAAATCAAAATACTCACCCAAGAAGCCGAACGACGCGAATCTGACTTTCATAAGGGCGTTTCAGAGTTCAAAGGCCATTCTGAACGAGCGAAAGCTTATGACGCAGCAATAGCGCCTTACCAGCAACATTTACAGAGTTTAGGCGTAGATGCGCCGACCGCTATCAACGCTTTGATGCGTGCAGATATGACGCTGAGAACGTCAGACCCGGTGACAAAAGCGCAGTATTTTTCGCAACTGGCAAAAGAATACAACATCGACTTAAACCAGCTTCAAGAACCGCCCCAAGTTGACCCGCAAACTCAATATTTAATGAACGAGCTACAGGTGTTGCGTAATCAGCAACAAATGTGGCAAAATCAGGCTAGGCAACAGGAACAAGCAATAGCGCACGAGCAGTTAGCGTCGTTTGCAACTCCTGACCGCCCGCACTTTGACGCAGTGCGTAATGAGATGGCTACCCTGCTGGAAACCGGCAAAGCCAAGGATTTGCAAGAAGCGTATGAAAAGGCTGTTAGGAGCGATCCCGACATCAGGCAATCCCTGTTAGATCAGCAACGCGCCGAAGCTCAGAAAAAAGCACTAGAACAAGCCCAAGCTCAAAAGGCGAGAACCGCCGCAGTGAGTGTAAAAGGCTCTAGTCC